CATCAGACGAAACCATCACATAGGCGTTTTGAAACGAGCGAATCCACGCGGTGCAACCACCGCCAGTGCTACCAACCTCAAAGCCTGACGCCTTGAGAAAGTCATACAGATCATCTTGGTTTGTCATCGTTTTCCCCTTATCGCCGGAACAGGTTTTCATTGGTGGATTCGGTATTGTCTTCAAGATCCACTAACGCATCCCAGAACTCGGTGAATGCAGACAGCGCTTTCTTTTGCGTGTCGTTCATCAAGTGACCGTGAGAAACCATGAACTCTTCGGCGCAAAACGATGGGCCGTCTAGGACATCGCCAAACAGTTGGCCGACCATCTCAACGTAGGTGTCAGTCAAGTACTCTGATGGGTGTCTCATTGCTGTGCCTCCCACTCTGCTTCGGCCTTAGCCATAGCTCGTGCCGCCGCTGACGGAGCTGGTATCGCGCCCTTTGGCAAACGCTTCTTGTATCCAGCGCTGTTCAGGGCGACTGACAGATAGTTCTCAACGGATTTGTGGTGACTCCCACGCCCGACGTTTAGGAACTCAATGGGCATTTTTTTTGCGCGGCTGTTGTATCCAGTGAACCGGATCCGGTCACCTCTGACCTCGTGGATGTCCGCCAGAAAGGCGTCTATCTGATCCGTAGTCATTTCCCATTGCATGCTGATGATTGAATGCAAGAGGTCTAGCTTCTGCTGTTCTTTGCGATCCAGTGAGCCAGCAACCTTTACCTCAAACTTAAAGGTCACAGTGGTATCGCTGAAGGTAGCGTTCCCGAAGTGTCCTTCCAGACCCATGCTTTCCAGATAGTCTTGGATGTCCAGCATGGCGTTGAGTCGTTCACGTATTTGGATCACGGTAGCCTTGTTTAGAGTTTCAGTTGTCATGGTTAATCTCCTAAAGATTTATTGGTTTGTAGCTAATCCGTTTGGGTTAGCAAAAATGAGGCTACTACGGAAAATAGTTCTGTGTCAACGTATCGGAATAAAATTATTTAATGGGAGTTTAATGGCTGGAAGTACAGGCTTTAATCGTTGACAATACGCACTGGGGACAGTTGCGTCTTAACCCTTTTAGATGCGGCTTTACCCAGATCCGTTATGGATTAACTCCTAAAGTGTTTTTGCCCCGGCCTTCTAGCCGGGGTTTTTTTTGCGATGGATCGCCTAACCAAGAGGAAACGAGATGGCCCGGTTTTTATTAGCCGCGCTGGCGTTGGTTTTCACCGAGGCTTCTGCGCAAACAGTTATTAACTTCAATGATGGCTCCACTTACACGCTTACAGACGATCAAGAGATCTATATCAGCACCCCGACCAGGCTGTTGTTTAGCCGCCAAGTTATGGCTAACAAAGACACGTTTTTTCGGGTTCAGTCGCCGTGGATCACGCGGGACTATGTAGCCACCCCGGCCGATGACTACGAGGTTGGTTCCCATAACTGGTGCAGCGCCTTTATCCCGTGGTCTGAGGGGCTGACCTTCGACCAGATAACTTGGAATCGTTACTGTGACACCAACGATGATGGGGTCTACGACGAGAATGATGATCGTTGGGCCTGATGGCTGACGAGCGGGTCAAGGGGTTATTGCGGAAGCACAACCTTGCCGGCGTCAACAAGCCAAAGCGAACGCCCAGTCACCCGACAAAGAGCCATATGGTTCTCGCCAAGGACGGCGACAAAACGAAGCTGATTCGATTCGGTCAGCAAGGCGTGAAGGGAGCCGGGAAGAACCCGACAAGCGCCAAGGATAAAGCCCGGAAGGCAAGCTACTACGCCCGGCACAATGCGCAGGATTCCAGTCCATCAAAGCTGAGCGCTCGCTTCTGGTCACATAAGGTCAAGTGGTGATGGGGCCTGACCGGCTAGAGAGTTTGCTCATCGGCGCTTCGGCTGTTGTAGCCGTAGCCATGGGGCTGGCAACTGTCGCTCTAATTGGCTGTATCTCACTGATTTCAAGGATATTTTTCTGATGCCGGGACTACTGAAGCAGGGACTTTATTCCAACATTCACAAGAAGAGAAAACGAATTGCCGCCCAGAAGGCCGCTGGCAAAACGCCAGAGAAGATGAGAAAGCCGGGAAGCAAGGGCGCACCCACAGACGATGCTTTTGAGAAGGCGAAGAAGACCGCCAAGAAGAGATAAGGCTTGCATTCTGGGGGAAGCGGTGCAGATCCGGAGCTACTTGAACGACTCAAGAAGTTTGAGGGCTACCGGCGACACGCCTACAACTGTAGCTTAGGCCATCTCACCATCGGCTTTGGCACGATGATCGAAGAAGGCGGGCATGGTGTACCTGAGTACATTGCTGAGCTTCTGCTACGAGATTACCTGCAAACCATAGAGACACGCCTCCGGGTGCATAGCTGGTACTGCGATCTGGATACAGCTCGCCAGCATTGCATTCTGGAGATGGCTTACCAGATGGGTGTCGAAGGGGTGCTTGGGTTCCGCAATATGATCACCGCCATTCAGCAAGGCGACTTCGTTGAGGCGGCTGCACAGGCCCTTGATAGTTTGTGGGCTAGACAAACCCCAGCCAGAGCTAACGATGTAGCGGAACGCTTAGCCTCCGGCTAATACCGTGGAAAAATACGAATACCTCCGTCCATTCGCATGGACTGATCGCCAGCTAGAGATGCTGGATGCGCTGTTGGTTAGCGACAGTACGCATAGGGCCGCTAAAGAGCTGGGCATAGCTGACCGCAATCTGATGAAGGGCCTGGCCCGGATGAAGAAGCAAGCGGCATCCAGAGGCGTAGCACCCGAACACGACATGGTGCATGAGACCGCTGAGGGCTTCGTAGTCAAGGGTACCTCAACGCTGTACGGCGATGCGGGGGACGTAAAGGCCCAGTGGGTCAAGACACAGATAGCCAGCGAGGACAGGCTATCTAGGATCAGGGAAGCTATCGGCGATGCGATGGCTGACTACAAGGGACGGTATAGGCCGCGCAAGGCACCTGAGTCTGGCTCATCTGATCTTATGGCTTGCTACGTCATGGGGGATCCGCATATCGGAGCCTATGCGTGGGCGCAGGAAGCTGGCGAAAACTTCGACGTAAAGATAGCGAGAGAGGACTTGCTGAGCGCGACAGCTCGGCTGGTCAATGTGGCACCTAAGACTGACCACGCTCTGATCGCCAATCTCGGCGACTTCTTTCACGCTGACAACCGGGGCAACACCACAACCAAAGGCACCCCGGTAGATGTAGACACTCGCTGGCCGCAGGTGCTGCAGGCCGGCTGTATGTTGATGGTTGACCTAATCACCTTGGCATTGGCTAAGCACCCCCGTGTGTCGGTAGTGAATTGCATTGGCAATCACGATGACCACTCAAGCGTGATGTTGAGCGCCTTCCTTGGCGCTTACTTCCACGATGAGCCAAGGGTGGAGGTGCTACCGACTACCAATAAGTTTCATTACTTACAGCACGGCAAGACGCTAATCGCCTGCACTCATGGCGACACCATCAAGCTGAATGCGCTGTCAGAGATTATGGCTACTGACGAGCCGGCTAAATGGGCTGAGTCAGAACACCGCTACTGGTACACCGGCCATATCCACCACACGACAAGGCAAGAACTCCGGGGCTGTGTAGTTGAGAGCTTCCGAACCCTCGCGGCTAGGGATGCTTGGCACACCAACAGCGGGTACCGCTCTGGGCGGGATATGTATTGCATCGTCCATGACAAGGAATATGGCGAGGTAGAGCGCCACCGCTGCGACATCCGGCGAGCTAGGGACAATGGGTGACCTGGTTGGCATCGAAGGCGGCAAGCAAAAGACGGTTGAGGTAGAGCTGATAGTTATTGAGTGCGGGCATTGCGAATCATCAATGTTCTCGTGGCGAGTAGCCGTAGACAACCCGAAGCACCATGTTCTGGCTTGCTGTATTTGCGGAATGATTTACCCAATGCTCGAAAGCGAGCAGTCGGATGTCCTGTCTGACCAGTGAGGTACGGGAGTGTTTGTAGCGGCGTTGAAGCCGCGACTATGGCGTGGCACCACCTAGGCTGGGAGCCGGCGTTCTTCTCTGAGATAGACGCTTTCCCTCGGGCTGTGCTGGCGCACCACTATCCAGAGGTACCGCTGCACGGCGACTTCACAACCATCAAGCAAGGCGAATATGGATCAATCCAGCTTCTGGTCGGAGGAACCCCATGCCAGTCCTTCTCAATCGCAGGACTGCGAAAGGGAATGGATGATGACCGTGGCAACCTCGCCCTTGAGTTTCTTAGGCTTGCTCAACGGGAACAGCCACAGTGGTTGGTCTGGGAAAATGTCCCCGGCGTCTTGTCATCGAATGGAGGACGGGACTTTGGTTCCTTCCTCGGGGCGCTGGTTGAATTGGGGTATGGGTTCGCCTACAGAGTCTGTGACGCTCAGTGGTGGGGAGTACCCCAGCGGCGCAGGCGTGTGTTCGTTGTCGGATATCTTGGTGACTGGCGACCTGCCGGAGCGGTTTTATTTGAGCGTGAAGGCTTGT